CTAAGGTTCCAGAGAATAAATCTCCACTTCATCCGCCCTCTCCCTGATCCCCTTGAACGATGCGTGCCGCAGTTTACCGTCATCGGTCCACGCCCGATATTCGACCTCCGCCACGAGCACCGGCTCAACGAAGACAGCGCCCTTCCGCCTCAAGGTCACGGCCGGCGTTTTCGTCGCCATTCCCTCGAGCAACTGCCGGAGCTCGCGCGAAAGCTGGTTTGACCAGCCGGTCCCGCAGCCACCAACGTAGACGAGCTCGCCGTCTTTGCGCGCCGCCAGCAGCAGCCGGCCGAGATGACCAGGCACGGTCGACGGCTCGAAGCCGACGATCACGAAGCTGTCGCGTCGCTTGCAGGTGATCTTCTGCCACCATTCGCCGCGTCCGGAGCGATATGGCTTCTCGACGTGCTTGGCGATGATGCCTTCGAGGCCGTGCGCGCAGGCGACCCGGAAAAACTCATCGCTGTCTGCCTGCACCTCCTCCGATAGTCTCATTGCACCCTCGCGGCCGGCGACGAGCGGCTCGAGCAGCCGCCGGCGCTCGCGCAGCGGCAGGCGGCGCAGGTCGCGGCCGTCGAGGTAGAGGAGGTCAAAGGCATAGAACACGATGGCGCCGGCTTCGACTGCAGAAGGCAGCCGGCCGAGCGCCCGCTGCAGCATGCCGAAGTCCGACCGGCCCTTGTCGTCGAGCACGACAGCCTCCCCGTCCAGGATGGCCGTCTTCACGCCGAGCCGCCGCGCGTCGTCAACGATCGAAGGAAATCTGTCGGTCCAGTCGTAACCGCCGCGCGTGAGTATCCGCACCCGGCCGGGCTCGATGTGCACGGCGATACGGTAACCGTCCCATTTCACCTCGTAGGCCCAGTCCTGGCCTTTCGGCGGCTTGTCGACGAGCGTCGCGAGGCAGGGATCAACCCGCGCCGGCATAGGATCAGTAGGAGGGAGATCGCGGGGCTTCTTTGTGGATGCTCTAGCCATGGACCATTAACGCACAGGCCCGCGAAAAGCCGAATTGACTCTTTCGGCTGAGAGAACATATTAAGAACATTCGATGGCGATGCGGCGCGCCAATCCATCAATCAGGGGCGAATTTAGAAAGCGCGCATCATGCGAACACTTGAAAATGAGATCGAAACTGCAATTGAAGTCGATCTTGCGGTAATGCCTCAGCACCAAAGGCGGGCCTATGCCGGCCTCGACCAGTATCGCCGTCCCGTCGAGGTGCGCGGCGTCCAGGAACTCGCCAAGGGAATTGCCGAATCCTTCGGGGCCTTTACTATCTTCGATGTCGAGACGGTGTTGCGATCTCCGGCGATCGCGCCATTCGTTACGCAGACGCTTTACGCGATCCCGCTCGAACTGAGGCGGACCGCCTGCGACCGCGACCGGCTGAAAGCAGAAGGCGCGCGAAAGGAGATGGCGCGGATAATCTCGACCGCACTTCTGGCGCGATACCATTTCGAGCCCTTGAAGCACGTCGGCGCCTCCTGCCATCCGAATTGGGAAGAGGCCTTCGAGCAGCAGTTCGGTGCCGGCCGAGGAGGAGGTCAAGCGGATGAGTGACGAACTGGGCGCGAAACCTCACTACGAGACCGGCCCATATGTCCATTACTGCGAGCATCCCGGCTGCACGAAGTGGGGGGCAGCTTCGGCTTCGCAGTCGGCCGCGACGAGCCGCACTGGTTCTGCTCCGAGCATCGGCCGGAATGGAATTCCCGCCATGAGGCACAGCCGCGGCATTGACCTTCGTCGCAAGCGACCCCGCCACCAACATCCCGTGGCTCGTGGCGGGGTCTGCTCTAAATTGTTGCTGAAAAGTTTGCTCGTTACCTTTCATGCTCCAGCGCGCTGCGAGCCATGCAGTATTCGCCAAGTGGCTTTTCCCGTCCAGCAACACGTCCGAATTAATTCGGAAGGGCGAAGCTTGGACGTTTGTTAAATTCACGGCCACCTATTTCTTGCGAAGATACTCCATCACCTTGTCTCGGCTCGGCCCGGCTTCGCGGATCGCCTCCAACGCTTTCTGTCGCGTCACCTTCGCCGTCCTCATGAGGTAAGCCACCTCGTGCTCCTGTTCTGAAACGAGCTCTCGGTCGCGGCCCTTCTTCTTCGGATTGTCTGCCACGCGCTCCTCCATTTATTCACATGAAGGATAGGAGACATTCAGGTCGCGGCAAGGGAGGGAACTTCGCTCCCGGTGGCGTGTTGACCTGCCGAGGAGACGACATATTGGACAAAGAGAAGAATGAATGCACCCGCTCGATCTCACTGGCATCGTGATTCTTCTTATCGTCATTGCACTATTCGCCTGTGCATGGATTTTAATTTGAAGCGACAGCCGCCCTCCTCTATTTTTTCTTCGGAACCATCCGCGACAGTAGTGGTTAGAGGGGCCCGCGTAAGGCGGGCTGCTGACGAAGACGATGCGACGTTCTCCAGAACTGCAAGGCAGCACCCTCTTCTAGCTTCAGGGTGCTGCCGTTCTTCTCTCATCAATTTAACAGCGCCTTCGGAACCAACCAGAACACGGAGTTAAACTGCCGTCGGCACCTGTACGAGCGCCGGCGCTTCCTCGATATGTCGATCCCGTCTACCGCATGGACAGGATCGATACCTTTGGCAGCGCCCCAGCCTGACCCGTCTTGGCCGCTAGCAGGCAAAGGAAGCGCTGGTGGCCGGATGGCGACGGCGGCGGCGTTACACACCCAACGGAATGCTGCAGCCTTGGAACAAAGTTGCATGAGATGCGTTATCGGTGGTGCCGCCCATTACTGCGGCACCAGGTCGCCAAACCTGTTAGCAGTGCCCGTGTCGTCCCCGCGCGCGGGCATTCGCTTTCCCGCCCTTCAACCGTTCACTTTAGCTCGCCGCTTTCGGGCTTGCCTTTTGCTCGTCTGCGCTCGTCTAGCAGATTGAGTAAATCGGTGAGATCGTCCGCATCGAAATAATCCAGGCCGGTCTGCGATATGCCCTCCCATCGAGCAGGCCAGCCAGTGAAGCGATCAATCACGCTCCAAAAGCCGTTGCTGTCGTCATGCAATTCGTATCGCTGGGTCATACCGGCAGTTTAGCGCGCCCTTAAACGCTGCGCTACGGCGTCCCTAACATTCGTTCGGCGGTTCTTCGTCGCCCGCGGCGAGGAAATGGTATGCAAGGCAGCGGGACAACGACGGCGGCAGCCCCGCTCCTCAAGACCGAGAGATGGCCTGACACAAATAGAACGTCGCTTGCGCATATTGTACTACCAGCGGAGCCAGCATCAGCCACTTCCTCCCAATTGGTCGGAACCATTTCAGTGATGAACCGTTAGACGCGATCGATTGTCAACGTGAGTTCGTGTCGGCTCTTTGGAGCCCTCCAACTGCGGGAGCCGACCTGAGCAGGCAGCACCCCTTCTCGCCCTTCTCAGGGGTGCTGCCAACTCACCGCCGCAGCTGCGCGCCGTCCCGTTGGCTGGCCTCGATCCTCTGAAGGATCTCGCGCATCACCCGGGTATCGATGGAAAGGCTGTTGAGCGTGTTCTCGACAGCCTTCATCGAAGTCGCCGCCTCGGCCGCCTGCTTCTCTACCGCCGAGATCCGGAGCTCGTGATTGTCGATCTGCCGGAGGGAGACTTCGGCAGCCGTCAGGCGCTTGTCGAGGCGATCGATGGAATTGGCCTGCGAATCCTGATTGGCGTTCACCCTCTCCCACGTCGCGCCCCACGCAATGAGGCCGCCGGCAAGGCCGAATAGGATCACCAAGGTGTTGAGGTTATATTCAAACCGCCATTTCGGAGTCGCGACCATCTTTTCGGTTTCCTGTGTTTCAGCCAATCCCCTGCCCTCGTAATGTGATGCGATTTACTGCTGCGCTTCGCCGTGGCGCGCGCATTCCCCTTTCGTCCAGACCGAAGCGGCACAGATGCCGACGACGGTCCGGTCTATCTTCCGCTGATCCGCCGGCGTCGCGCCGCGCACGCCGATCAGATCAGTGCCCACCACCCGGCGGAGACCGTCGGCACTTGCCGGCGCCGAAGTCCCACATCCCTGGAGGGCAAAGGTCAAAGCGAGAGCGGACATCGTCCGCAGTGCGGCCAGCTTCATTGTTCTGCCTTTCGATGGAGGTTCTGACGTCGTCGCCGCCCTGTCGGTAGATCCAGGCAACCACGGCGGCGACGATTGCGAGAGCGGCCGCAGCCGCGATGAGGCGAGGAGTGGAGAACATCACGCCATTCCCTCGACCTGTTTTGCCACCGCCTTCCGATCGGCGTTCTTGCGCCAGTAGAGGAAGCCGGCAATGCCCCCGAACGCGACCAGGATCAGGAGGAGGTTCTGCCACGGTATGCCGCCGATCGCGGTGAGCAGCGAAGCGCCGCCGCCGATGACAGAGGGCGTGATCACCTCTTTCGACTTCCACCACGGCGCATCGAGGCTCGGCGGTGTTACAGGAACCGGTACCGGCTTCTCCTCGGTCACCGGCGCGGCTTTGACCTCCGGCCGTGCCGCTTCGCCGGGGGTGAGAGCTACAAGCGCCGTGTGCATCGCAGCGCGCGTTTTCGGTCCGACGTCGCCGTCCACCTGCAGGCGCTGGTCAGCCTGGAACTGAAGGACGTTGTCGGCGCGATAGCCGAGCAGGACGAGCGAGATCCTGGCGAGCCGGTCAAACCGATCGGCCAAGCCGTTCTTGCCGCCATTGATCTTCTTCGTGATCGTCTCGGCGTCGCCCTCGTCGGCCCAGCGGTTCAGATCCCGGGTGTCCCAGTAGAACAGAGGCACCAGGCCTTCCCAAGGATCGGTGTTGACCGCATCCGGATCCTTGACGAAATCGGGGCAGTCGAGACCAGCGGCGCGACACCAGTCGCGGAACTGGCGATAGTTGTGCTTGCCGGTCAGCTGCATGCCGGTGCGGCCGCGGTAGAGATGGCCGTCGCCATCCTTCTCAGGCGTGTTGCCAAGATCGGTGCGAGTGTCATAGCGCTGCTGCGCCGGCGTCGGGCCCCAGATCTCGCGGTCATAACGGAAGTCGCCGCTCTCATGCATGAGCTGGGCGAAATACTGAGCGAGCCGGTGCGGTCGGTCCATGCCGAAGCGCTCGCCGTATTTATCCAGCGCCACGAGCACGGACGCGAGGTTGCTCTCGTTCACTTTGCCCTTTGCGGCAGCGCGAACGTCCTGAGCGGTGATGGCGCTCATTCGTTTCTCCTGATTGGATTATTAAGGGGTGGGATTACGACGGATGGGCTAATGGCCCTGAGCAACGGGCAGCGCTACGTTTCCGCCAGCCGTCTCGAACGGGGAGGAGTCGGTTAGAGGTCGGCCGCTTCTGGCGACTGGCCTCGCCTGGGGCTGGTGTTTGTAAAGGTGAGCTGCTCAAAGCCACCGATGTGCCGCGGAACTTTCTCCTAAAGGCATCCGTTCAACGGTCAGCTCGGCGAAGGATGCGAGCGCGTACATGGATGTGAAGAAGGCAGGAATTTCACGGCTGCTTCTGGCGGCCCCGGATCTACGTCGCAGCACGTGGATGATGAAAAGCCCCGCATTTCTGAAGATGTGCGAGGAGTATGAGCACGCGTGCTTGCGACGGGATCTGCTTCGCTGCTCAGCCGAGAAAGACGACAAGGCCCTGCTTAGATCCGAGACCGAGTGCAAGAGCCTGGAAGCTGCTGCAATTGCTTACATTCGCAAGCAGCGACAATTTTCCGGCCTGGTCTGAACGACAGGATCACCGCAGTGATTGCGAGGAATTCACTCGACCAGCATCGGAAACCGTGTCCTTATGGTTAAAGCCGGAGCCGTCGTTCGGATCACGAAGAGGCAAGCACAATGTCTTACGATTTGGACGGCAAGCGATCTCATCGGAAGAGTGTGATCAGGTTCCTCGCCGCGCTTGCGCTGCCAGCCGTATTGCTCAGTTCAGCGATTGCTGTAGCCGAATGGGCAAGAGACCCAACTCCTACAACTGCGCCCATTGAAACGCCGGCAGCTCGGCCATGAACCCTTCGACGCTCGGCTGCGTGAAAGCGAGCACCCGCTGCACCGGACTCGCCTTGCGATTGGAATGGCCGCCCTCCTGCCCGGTTCGAGGGCGACGAAGATCTTGTTGAGCCACTTTCCATCTTACTGTTTGGAAAGAAAATTGAGCTCCGCCCAACTTCCGTTTCACGCATGAAGTCCAGCACGATCGCCGCGCCGGGGGGGCACGGTTTTGTCCATCTGATTTCCTTTCTTGCGTGAAAAGACCTCGCCCTCGAGGCGATAGAAGACCCTCATCTAAGAGGGTCTGAATGTTTCGCGGAACTTTTTCCTAACGATCTCCGTTCGGCATCTTCGAAAAAGCTTCGGCGACTGCGTCAGAGAGAACGGCTATGAACGAATATTATGGGAGCAGCAGCCATCCCGACGAAGATGACATGCTGCGGGAGCAGATGAACTCTGGGATCCCCCTAATCAGGGCGGGGCGAGCACGCCTCAGGCTCGCTCTGCCCCGGCATCGCGACATAATCCCGAATACCCGGACGCCGGCTTTCCAGAGTCTTTGCAGAACCTACGAGGTCACTGCATTGATGGTGGACAAGCTCCGCAAAGAAGTCCCGTGCCGCGCGGAGCTGTTGGCGGAATATGAGCAGATCTGCCGCGGCATAGAGGATGATGCGGACGCGATGCTGGACGGAGAGAAGAGCGATCGGTGGCGCTAAGACGGCCACACAAACGCCGGCAGCTCCGCGATGAACTCTTCCACGCTCGGCTGCGAGCGCTCGCCGGCCAGCAACTTCACCAGCTCGGCCGTGGAATAGGTCCACACCGCCGACCGCCAGGCGAACAACGCTGAGCGGTGATGGCGCATAGGTTTCTCCTGATTGGAATGTTTGAGAGTTGACTTAGCCCGAATGGGCGAATGGAGACTGCCGACGCATTGTGGTAACGCCGCGCAGCCGTCCTGCCGTCTCGAGCGGACGGGGCGGTTAGAGGCCTGGCGCCTGCCTCCTGCGACCGGGCCTCGCCCGGAGTTCGTCTGAGACAGGCAAACGCCTAGCCGCCCTCATCCCCGAACGTGAGTTCGAGGGCGACGGGAAGTGTTCCCCGTGCCATGTGCATTTACCTCTTCGTTAGGAAAACAAGCCACCATGCCCACACGGCATGACGCCTGGATGGGAGCATGATGGACTATGACTGGAGTGGAGCTCGCGGGCCCGCATGAAAATCGCGCGAAATGGAGCGGCCATCGCGCTGGCGGCCTTACTGGTACCGCCCGGGATTGTGAGCAAGGCGACCTGGATGCAGAGTTTTTGAGGTTGACAGCATGAAGGCGTTAGAAATTTATCGGCGAGCCGAAGGCTTCTATTTCGCCCTTCATCTGGTCAACAGGGAGGCCATCGGGAAGCTAAAAGCTCAACACGAAGGCGTCGCAGTCAAAGAAAAGGGTCCATACAATCAACTTTGGGCGCCTATCGGAATGTTGCACGGTCTTTGCTTGGAACTATATCTAAAAGCTCTCATCCTTCAAGAAACCGGGATCGAAGCCAAAGGACACAATTTGGAGAAGCTCTTCTTAATGCTTCCGAGAGGCACTCAGCTAAGAATCCAGTTTGCGTACGACCACCCGCCGCCTTTGAATGCAGCCTATCGTGAAGGAATGCGCCAGCATGGTTTTCCGACCGACTTCGGTGAATGCCTCTCGCTTAGCAAAAACGCGTTCGTGGAGCAGCGTTATTTGTACGAAGATCAAAACAAGAATTCATCCATGCTGCTAGATGACATCCTATCTTCGGTACGAGAGTATATCTACCTTGCTTATAAGGATTGGTTCAATTCTACTCCGACGATAGACCTTTCAATCCCAACTCTGTCAGAATATAAATGAAAGCGGACCCGCAAAAGAGCGGGCCCGCCCGATAAATGATCCATGCGCCTTGCCTGTCCAAGCCTTTCCCGGCCACAACAAGCCTCGCCTAGCCCTGCCTGCCGGGCCATGCCATACCGTTCCAGAGCGAGCCATTCCCAGAGTTGCGGCCGAAGGTGAGTTACCGCAACGGCTTCTGATAAAGTCGGGACTGTATAACATCGAAGCCATAGCCTAGGCGCTCAACCATTCGCCGAACAAGCTCAACCAACCATGTGTCCGCAGTGGGCGCCACATAGATCCGCTCTATTAAGGTACGCACATCTACCGGTACATTTAGTCCATGCCCCGGCCCCGGAATTCTGCCGCCCCCAATTAGATCGATCCTGTCCAGATCTGTAATAGCTCGAATTTCACGTTCGTGCGCAAAACTGGCTCTTTTATGCAGACATCGTACGTAGATGTTTCTCGCGTCAAAGACGGCAGCCTCATAATCAACGTAGCTAACCTCACCAATGAAGACCGTATCCTCCCCGACAAATGAATCTCTCAGTCGTCCGAAGGTCGACTGCACGGCGACGCCCTCGTTTGACTTCACATACAGCCGCCACATTGCCGCGGATTCATGAGGGTTTGCGTGCCAGCAGTTCACTCCTACGCTGAGAGGCATTCGGGCAATTTGCTCGACGGTTTCGAGGAATAGGCCCCTTCGATCCGGTTCGATCGTTTCTGCCTCCGCCCTTATCATGCTCATTGTGCCGAAGGACAAGGTCCCTTCGTAGGGATCTTCGAACTTGTCTATTCTTGTGAAGTACAAGCTCGTGTTGTCGAGCAACGTCAGTAGCTTCGCGAGATCCATGTAACGCCAGACTATTGTGTCTTCGGGAGGTGTCCTGAAAAAACCGTGCTCGACGTATGGCATGTTCACATATACCTATTCTCGCTTGCGTCCCCACCAATCGCCGTCTCGACATGTTGCTGTCAATACACCTTCGCAATCTCTGTCTCCTCGGGTGCGCGGATCGAGAGGCGGAAAGTATGCTAAGTCCTCCCGTTGGCGCCATCTGGACAGATTTAGACGGGGGCCGAAGGCGGGGCCCCGGCGGAGAGCATTGTAAAAGAGGACGCCTGGGACAGAGGATACTGGGGTGTAATTCCTCTGCCCCTCACTGCTGAGTTCACAGATGGTTAGCTATCCAAGCGGCGACGACTTCCGCCAATTGCTCGCTGCCGACTCTCTCAAAGTGGAGTATGTCGGTTATCTCTGACGTTTTCTCGGACGTAATCGGGTCAGTGCTTGGCGACGGCAACTCCCATCCCACCTCGGGCGATTGGTGAGCAAAACCAGGAAGCATCTTTGCTCCGGCATCCCCGATCGTCTTGAGCGTGCTGAAGTGCGTCTCGATGTTCACGACCTGGCTCTCTTCCCAGAAGGCGTCGCCAGTCGCGGTCCTCGGCTGCTGGTTGCAAACGAAGGCGACCGGTACCGACGGATGGGTCGCCCTAATCCGTGCCAACAGGTTCCTTATTCCGGCCTCGACCGAGGCGGCCCCGTCGACCGTCCCAAGATGGCTAAGATCGTTCGTGCCCAGATTGATGACGATGTGCGTGGGCTCCGGCAAGCTGAACCGAATGAGATAGAACGCCAGGTCGAAGATGTATCCTCCGAACACGTATTCGGGCGGGTCTCCGCCGACAGAAGCGCGCAGGAACGGGTTATATCCGCGCTTGTCGGTCGTGGTCATTGCTAGATACGCAGCTTCACTACCTGGGGCAACTGGAACCGTTCTGCTCTGGTCCTCGCCCGTGTATTCATTGAACCTTCTCGATGAGCGTCCCTCGGCCTTGACGGTGCCGGCTCCGCCCGTTTCCGTCACGTCGACCGTGCCGACCATGGTAACAGCGCCACCGAGGCTGACAAGTTTGCGCCGCGTTGCAGCAGGAACGCCGGTAATTTCCGTCAAGGAGTCACCAATGAACAGCGGGCGGATCGTCTCACCGCCAACCGCCGCGCTCGCAGCAACGTGCGTCGAGACATCGGCATAGCGTCGCTTCGCCTTGTCGGAAGAGATCGTTCGGCGTGCCGTGATCCTCAGGGAGCTCCCGATCGATGCGGGATCGAGCGTGAGGTCGGACGCGCCGACGGTATGCACTGCGGGCAGGTTCGCCGACCCTGACCGCAAAGTCTCTACCGTTACCCGGATATTGCTGCCTTCGCGGCGCTCCTTTAGGCATGCCGAAGCATAGAACGGCATCGGCCGGCCTTCGATGAGGTACATGTCGGCAGGGTACAAAAGATGTGGGTCCGCCGGAGCGTCATTCGACGAGATCAAATCGAGTGTTTTTCTATCCGCGGACTGCTCAGCGGTAGGGTAGTCATCCCGGCGAACCCAGGAGCGCCCCGTCGATCCATAGCCAACTTGAACGCCAGCCACCACAAGGTTAAGGCCGGAGCCCACAGCCCCTACCCACACTCCGGTGTAAAGCTTGTCAGATGGCATTTTTGCCCAACCCACAAAAGATGCAGCGCGCGCTGAAAAAGTCCTCTCACGCACCAAGGCGAAAGAAGAGTTCAGCGTCTGCGATGGGGTTACGAAAAAGCCGGAAACCGTGCCAAAATCGTTATCCGTACCAGTCTGGATATAGGCGCGCACGAACACCCAGCGCCCAGGAGCGCAATCGAGGAGCAGGCACCCATAGTGGTTAAAGCTGCCGGTCGGGCTGGCGTATCCCCTCGTAATGCCGAGAGCGAGAAGCGCGCTATCCGTGATGTCGGTCAGGACGTTGGTGGCGATCTTGATATCCGCCAACTCCGGGCTGGCCTTGCCGGTGGGCATAAGATTGGGGATAGCGCCATCCCTCGTCTCGCCCAGAACCGGGGCTCCGTTCAGGGCGTAGAAGTGCCCCTGGAAATACTGCAGCACTGCGGTCAACACGCTCGACCGAGGGGCCGAGGGATATGCACCGATCACCCAAGGATCGTTCCCCTTGAGGAAAGCGATGTGATCCCAGTAAAGGATCTGCGCGGTTGCCCCCGAACCGAACGCTACTTCCTTGTAGAACATCCGGTCGGTGAAGGTGGCGATCGTATCCGAGCGGACAAAGGCATTTGGGACGAAAACCTGCTCGTTTTCGACGACGATAGGATTAAGCAAAGCCGGCAGAGCGTGATCGTCCTCGACGTAGCGAACATCGCAATAACGATCCTGGACCCTATTCTGCCATATCGTCAGCAATGGCACGTTCGTTTGCGCGCGCGAAATCGCTGACGCGGAGAAGGCGTTAAGCTTATACGGGGCCGACGGGTTCGTTGTGTCTATGTACACCGTATAGAGCGTAGCCCCGCTCGCATACTGCAGTTCCGTCATCCCAGGCCAACGGGTGCTCTCTGTCCCCATCGAAGTCAATGAGATGTTAACCCCGGACCTTTTCAGCGAAAATTGGCGCGGTAGGTAGATCGTTCTCACCTGCCCGAGAATTCCCGCCGCGTCTACATAGACAGACCCAAAGAGGCCGCTGAACACAACCTGTTCTGAAACCGAAACTGTCTCAAGAAGTGGCTGATCGATCAGGTCACCAACGCGCTGCCATCCAGCGGGGCTGGTGCTCCAGCGATACTCTCCCTTGTTGTTGACCGTACCTCCAACGACCGGATCAGTGTGCGTTCCGCTATCGCTCGTCGCCTGCCCGGGCTGGCCCACCCGAGTACCGGCTACCGATGAAAGCTGCGCCCAAGTCGCGAAGCGCACCAATCCCTCAGAAGCTCCCTCGACATCCTCGGCGAGTGCGTTCAGTTGCGCCACGGTCGCGTAGTTAGCGAGCTTTTCGTCCACTTGAACTGCTGCGCCTTTAGCAGCGTCAACGCTATACTGAATGGTCGGTCCGATCTCCTGCCGGATCCTGCCCTTATCGGGTTCATCAGGCTCCGATGAGGGGCCGTCAGCATAGACAGAGTTGAACGCCTGGATGATTTCGTCTGCCATAACTTCTCCATCAGCCGGCGCTCGCATGCGACCGACACTTGATTGGTTCGTGGTGGTTAGATGATTGTGACGGTTGCCGGCCCGGAGGGCGGACCGGCTATACCGGACTGGTTGAGCGGTAAGGCGTAGTAGTCCCACACTCCCTGCGGCGCACAGCTTGCCGTTTCCTCATAAAGATATGTGTTGTCGATCGAGCCGGCGAAGGTCGATCCGCCGCGGATACCAAAGATCGTGATCGCGGCGACTACGGTCGTGGTCTCCAGAAACGTACCGGTTGCCGATCGTGCCGGCCCCTCGTAATGGTTCGTGCCGTTCGACAGGCGTGAAACGCACGACCCGCCGCTGATATCGGTGACTGTAAACCCTAGTCTGCCCTTCTTTCCCGCTCCTATCGCTGCTGATTGCTGAATGGTGGAATTGCTGCCGGCCGCCTTGCTCGCCACGCCGCCACTTATAGACCATCCGGAATGCAGCGTCCAAGGCCCGGGAGAAACTGAAAAGTCTCCATCTGTCAGAAGGTTGACGCGCGTCGTGTCGCCGTCCACGGCCGCGTAATTTGCCGACGGGGCAACAGCTCGCGTTGCGACCAGCGTTGCTGCGTCAGGGTCAAACGAAACGCCAGTAGCCACGCGATAGATCTGCACCGTTTTTAAATGCGCGTCATTGTCTGTCGAGAACGCAAACGAGGCATTGCCAAGGCGTGGCGCTGATCCAGTCAGGGTGAATGAAGTAAGCGAGACTGGAGGCGTAGGATCTGATGTTGATGTGACGGTTTCGGTCACGGACCAGTTCGAGTATCGCCGGTTAGAGGCAATGAATGCCGCCTGAACGTCCAGAACCTTGTCGGTTGGTACATTTCCAGTCGAGAGGTCGATGTAGCCGCCCAATGGCTCCGCGTTTGGATTCGGTTGCTCAACCCACGCGCCAGGGGTCCCGAGGCCATCCGCATCGGCTACCCTGTAGCGAACGACCGGCGTGAAGCTGCCATCCTCCGGATCGATAATGACAACGCGGATATAGACGCTGCCGCCGTTTGCCTTCGCCTGTATGAGGTTGATAACCGGTGTTGGAATGTCGGAAGCGTTCGCCGCAGGCGGTACCGGCGGCTGCTGCCCCTCTTCCATGGCAGGGTCCCAATCGTCGATCCCCTCGGGATGCTCGATGAAGTCCATCGTAAACCCGCCCTTCGTGAGGGCGACGATCGAGCGGCGGTTCTCAACCAGTTTCCCGTCCAGCTTCGGCAGCCGCTTGGGTGTCTCCAGCCGGACCCATCGCGCATAGACGGCATTGATGCCGGAAAGGCGGACATCAAGGCTGCCCTTGACCTCCTGGCGCTGCCGCAGCCAGTCGCGCTTGCCGAGGCGCCGGGCTTGCCGCCACTGATGGCACCACTCGTAGCTCCCCTCCATCGTTAGGACGCGGCCGGCGGCGAGCTGAGCGTCCGTATCCTCGAAGAAGTCGGTATCGCAGCTCGTGTAGTTCGTTGCCGGATAGGTGAATTTCGGAACGAGACGGTTGCACTCGTCCTCGAAGAGAACACCGTACTGGACGTTGTGGCCGACAATATCCGCATCGGTCAGCGTGGCCGTCCGGCTTTCGCGGAATTTGCCGACGGTCAGAATGCGGGCACCGTCGCCGCGGGCGACGAGGTGACCGTCGCACGTTGCGAGGATCGCGTTCAGGCCCGACTTCGGGCCATTCTCGGTCGTATCCCAGCCGTTGCACTGATATCGCTTTTCCGTGCCGCCGCCGGCGAGAGGGACATCCTCATCGCAGATGTCAGCTTCCTCTTTCCAGAGGTCGAGGACGGGCAAGAGCGCCTTCTGATAGTCGAGGCCGAACCCGAACTCGTTGAAGCAGAGATGCCAGGCAAGAATGATCGCGCTGTTGCGGGTCCACGTCCAAGTGCTCGGGTCTGCCGGATCCTGGACCGGGTCTCGAAAATCCCAGCAGTAGGCGCCATCGATTTCTACCGATGGTGACGGCGCACCATAGGGGAATGCCGTCTGCTGATCCTGCGCATCCGCATTGTGCGCCCGCATGGCGAGCGAAGCTTGACCGTCTCCGCGATGGTCGTTGGTCCAGATGCCGTCTGCGCCCAAAGCCGAAACGAGCTCGGCATATGGCGTTTCCGGATTCACGCCGAGGCGCGTATACAGCCGGACGTTTGCAGAGCCCGCGCCATACCTGCCGCCCGTCGTCAGAGGCGTGACGACGTTGTCGACCACCGTCACCTCGTCGTCGTTGAGGTAGAACCGGTTGAACGACTTGATCCTATGGCCGGCAATCGCCTGCACAGAATAGAGGTTGGAGCCTTTCGCCTCCCACATCATCCGCGCGCCGGCAACGCGGGTGCGGCCGACGGCATAGATGCGGAACGGTATCGCCTGGTTGAGCGGCGCCCGGCCGTCCTCCGGCTTTGGTGGCTTCGGTGCTTGCGCCAGAAGAGCCTGCAGACCGATCGAGATGGCCGTCGTGGCGATCGCCGACGCGAGCGAGGCGTAAGTGATCGTTGAGGCGCCAATTGCGAAGCCGCCGGTCCCCAGCACAGCCGTGAAGATCGGCGTGAAGATCGGATCGAACAGAACTTCGCTGTAAAGCGACGTCGTGCAGCCCAGCCCGTAGCGCTGCAGCATCATGCGGTGATGGAAACTCATTCGTTTCGATCTCCATCGGGCGCGCGCCAGGCTGCAACGTGATCAAGTTTCTTGGCGATGACACCGGACGGCGCCGCCAGGAGGGCCCAGAGCGGGCCAAAGCGGATGGCGCAGACTTCCTTGACACCGGCCATGCCGGCAGGCGCGAGAACAACGCCGACGTCACCGTCGCGCGGCTCGTCGGTACGGACGAAGCCCAGCGGCTCAAGTGCGGCCGTGGCGAAGGCGACCAGGCCGCCGGCCTGCGCCAGGATGTCGTGAGCGCCCTCGGCCGTGCTGTAGGTGCCGCGATAGCCTTCCGCAGGATCCACGCCGACGCTTTCACGGAGCCACGTTCCGCAGAAGGTCGTACAATCGTCGCCAGCCACCCCGCCCCACCTGAACTGGTGTGGCAGGCTAAGAAATTCCTGCAATGTCATGGCATTCCTTAGAAATTCGGCCAGACTGGCTGAACGCCCCTGGCAAGCCGGCTTACGCCGTCGCAGAACTTGTCCGTCGGCGAAATCGCCTTCTGATGCGGAGTGGACCAGACCGACCGCGCGCCACGGGAACGGGTCGCCTCACCGGAAACAACGGCAAGCGAAAGCGTGATGCTCGGGCTATCCCCCTCCTCGACCGGCGGGCTCACCTCCCCGGTATGAGAAGCTGTCCCCGTCCAGATCGGAATGATGCTGCTCATCGGCTGGAAGTACCGATCGAGCGTCGTCAGCCCCATCTGGACCGCCGCGCCGCGCACTGGCGGCAGGCTGTCGAGCATCTTCGCCGATGTCGCGGGGTCCAGCCCGGAAAGCGTGAATTCGACGCTGTCGGCGGTGCCGTTGACCAGCACCTCGAGCGTTGGCACGCCAATGAGACGGCCGCCGCCGAGATAGACAGTTCCTGTCGGATCGATGCTGTCAAAATTGGCCGGCAGGTCGTTCACTCCGAACCATAAGTGCAAAGGCGGAGAGGTATCGACGCGAAGGAAGATGCCGAGCTGGTGGCTGCCCTTCATTTCCTCAACGATATGAGGCGGGATGAACTCCATGCACCTTTACCTTTCAGAATAAGTCGCGGTATCGTCCGGCGCGTGTGGCTGGAGGGGTGTTATGATGGACGGCTGGTTGAAAGCGCTTATCGCAACCGCTTGCGTTGTCGTAATCGTCGGCGGCGGCTATTACGCTTGGTCGGAAAATGCAGAGAGCAAGGAGCGAGCCTCAGCCCGCGAGCGCCGTGCCGCTTACTCGGATTGCCAGAGGCGAATGGATGAAATCTCAAAAGGTCGCTTGAGCGGCGATGATCAGATGGTCATCAGCAACTGTATTCTTAACGGGCATATTGGCGAACCAGACATCACCAAGGTTTCTGAAGAGCGTCGGCGGCGTCTTGGCGGATAAGAGGAGCCGACGCATCGGCTCCTCTTTCCTGCATCGCCGGGCCATTCCTCGACTTGCGATGCCCCAACAAGCCCAACCAGGCCTGCCAGACCGTACCAAGTCCCGACCGAACGGGCCAAGCCTTGCCATTCCTGCCATGAAACCCTTCCGGGCCGCGAGGTTGTCGGGAACTCTCGCCGTAACCCATGCCAATTTTACTTTTTGCCTATTCTTGGCAGATCTCGCTCGATCTCATCGATGATGCCGATCAGCCCGCTAAATTCCTTCAGGTCGGCATAGCGCTTCCGCCACGCCTGCAACTCAGTCCAGGCACGCTTCAAAACCAAGTCCCTAGTCGCGGTTCGTGAAAGGGCGTGCGTTGTTTCGCGGTAATGCGGCGCGCCAGCTTCTGCGACGTGCACGTATGCTTTTTGACGAACCGCGGGCCTGTCATCCGAAACGTAGATAGCCACGACTGCTCGGATCAGCCCACGCGCCTGCTGCAATCTATATTGCCGAGCTGCTTCGGTGTCGCTCCACTCGAAGAAGGAATGAAGCGGGCTATTGTTATTCTTTGCGTCGTCAAGCACGTCCTCGGGGGTTAGTTCGCCCTTGAACTTCTTGCGGAGCATCTCGATGTGCTCACCTACCAGTTTTGGGTCCTTATTGGCCCCAGGCTGGAAACGGGCACCCTCTGCGAACTCGAAGCCGGCGATCTTCATTGTGCGGCCTCCAGTTTGAGCATGTCAGCTTCGGTGGCCACATGGAACATGCCGGACATGCCGTCCTTCTCTGGGCGCCACTCGCCGACGCCGACCGCAAAGCCGGCGACGTTAATGATGTTCAGGATCTGGCTTTCGCTAAGCACGTTGGCGTTGTAGCGGACGAGCAGCTTGGCATGCCAGTCGGCGAACTCCCCACGGTATCTGAGGTCAGCCGTTCCCATGCCCACGCGTACCATATCTTCGCGCATCGACGGCTCGGAGCCCTCAATCCTAACCAGGTTATGGCGGGCACTGGTGCCGTCGAAGGCACCTTTCACGTCCACATCCTCACCTAGGATGTGAAAAGCCTGCCGCGCGGCCACCTTCGTGATCCCCGCTACGGAGGTGCAGGCAGTGACCGCAGCGGCCTTGAAACCGATCGAGGGGAAGCCGTGACCGCCATCGCCGAGCCGATAGAGCGAGCTCTCGAAGTCGGCCTTCGGGTCCTTAGCCTCTTTCGCCTGCTTCGCAGTTTTCATCTGCTTGCCCAGCATTTCCTTTTTGGCTTTTTCCGACCAGGCATGAACGATGAGTGGGCTGTCGCCGACTACCGTCACCTCCATCAACCGGATATCCGGCTTTGGCAGTTCAATTCCGATTTCTTCTCTTTTAGCGACCATTTCAGTCTCCATAGGCGTCCGGCCCGCCAAGCCCGGTAACGCACAGGGGTTCGCTTTCACGAACGCCGGAGCCTATGAAGCTCGGGGTCCGCGTTACATCCTCATTGGCGGCGAGGAATTCAGTTTGAAAAAGGGAGCCGCAAGGTGCGGCTATTGATTAGAGGACGTAGCAATTGCCGTAGTAGAACGGCGCCTGTTCGATCAGACCGTCCAAATCGGCAATGCCATCCTCAGCCTGATCCCACTCTCGTTCGTCGTCGCCTTCGCGATCGTCACTCGGTTCCTTGACGCAGCATCCATGCGCGTGTCGCGTCCATCCAAGCTCCGGTTCGAGGTCAGCATCGCCGTCGTAGCTGTCGAGCAGCGCGATCATGCGGTCGATGTGCGTCTCGATTGATTCCCTCGTTCTCAGGCTATCGATGTTGAAGCCAGCGCCATCTCTCAAGATCGGCATCTGAGGTTCTTCGACGAAGACGAGGTCTCCGTCATCGCGCTCAGCACGCTCGAAGGCGGCTCGCACGAAGGGGTCGCGAACGAGCGCAGAAAGGGGTATACGGCTGGTAGCCATATGACGATCCTCCGATGATCGTTGTTTCGGTTAGACCGCGCTTGGTGTTCCACCACCTTGCGCGGTTGATCTTTTTATGACACCATTAAATCATGACGTCAACAATAAATGACACCAAAAAATCAAAAAAAGGTCGCCCGGCTGTAGACACAGAGCCGGTCAACCTCCGTTTGCCTCGTGACGTCCTCGATGCGATCGAGGAATTTCGTCGACAGCAGGATCAAATCCCCACCAGGCCCGAGGCCATCCGAACCATGCTAGTTAGCTGGTTGACCGATAACGGTTACCTTAAGGACTGATCTTGCCTCTTCAATTCCCTCCCAAGATTGGCACAGTCGTCATCTGTGACTACGACACTGGGTTCAAGGAACCCGAGATGATCAAGGAGCGACTGGCCTTGGTGGTGTCACCGCGCCTGCCCCATCGTGACCGGCTGTGCACCATTGTTCCACTCAGTTCGTCCCCGGCTCGTTCTGGCATCAAGTACCAGTGTCGAATCGAATTGCCGGTGGAAGCCCCACCGCCGTATGCCGGAAAGTTCAAATGGGCTAAGGCGGACATGTTCTCCACGGTCTGCTACGATCGACTGAGCCTTCCCTATACAGGTCGCGATCCCAGCACAGGAAAGAGAAAGTATTTGCAAATCATCGCGGTAGGCGATGAGCTTAAGAAAGTGCAAACGTCCGTGCTCTATGCTCTCGGCCTAGACCACTTGACGGGGCACGTATAACAGCCCATATCAATCGTGCTTGCGCTACCGGGAGACCGGGGAGCGCCTCAAGTCCACCCCAGGGTGGCGAACTGTCTATCGCGATAACAAGCCCAGATAGTTGACAACCCCGTCTTCCGAGGCGGGGTTTTGTCGTTTTAGAACGCTTCCACAAAATTCAACGTTGGCCGCGCGTGGTAGAATCCTTCAAAGTCCCACGGCAGACTGTACCCCCTGGGAAAGCGCATGACACACATCGGCCGCGCAAGCTCGACGCGAGTTCCGGCGGTCACCGCCTCGCGCAACGGAGGAGCGATAGCAAGCGTGTAGACCGGGTTGGTTTCGCTCGTCTTCGAGATCACCTGCCAGTAGCGGTAGGCTCGCCATCCCTTGGTCGGGTGGTAGATCGAGAACCAGTCCGACCAGCGCAGCGGCCGTGCGGCGCCGTAGACGCGCATTTTCAGGATCCCGGCTCCGAGGCTGGCCGCTTCCGTCACCTCGCCGTAGACTGTCGCCTGGCTGTAGCCGGAACCGTCCGAGAAGAACGAACCGTCGGAATGAGGAATGCCCTTGATGATCGGCCGCTTCTTGCCGTCGATCACGGGGAACGGTCCGATCCCGTCATTGATGATCGGGACGTTGAAGAAGCGATAGCCGCCGTTCCCACGTGCCCCGAGCCAGTTGATGACCTCGTGCCGCTCAGTGTCTTCGGCCTGTAGGACGCACCGCTCATAGACGGCCGTGACAATGCCGCCGCCGCTGGTCTCGATGCTGATCGACTCCCCGACGCCATTAACGCCGCCGTCGATCGCCGACCCGGGATTGTCGAAACTCGCCCGGGTCGGCCTCAGATACATGATCGGCACGGTAGGCTGGTTGATGTAGACTGCCATCCATCAGCCCTTCTGCGCTACAAATCGCTTCTGCGTTTCCCCGAAGCCGACGCGGCGCTGTTGCTCGTTATACTGAGACAGCGCCTGCCCGACGCCTTGCCGGACGAGGGCGCGGACGTGTTCATCGCCGTTGGCACCGATCACGTTGACGTTGAGGTTTGCCGGAGCGTTGCTGTTATTGCCGTTGCCGGCCATCATCCGGGCGCTCCTGTTGGTGTCGAACACCTGCGAGCCCTGCGGGAGATTGACCAGCTCCGGCCCGCGCTCGCCGACGATCGACAGGCCTCCCGGTGCATAGTTCGTACCATTGGCGAAGAGACCGATGCCGCCGCTCCTCGCCAACTGGCCGGATCCGGAGAAGATCGTTCCAGACAGGAAGGAAAGCCAGCCGGAGCCCCCGCCTGACCCGCCCGTTGCAAGCGAAGAACCGACCTGGCTCAATCCGTTTCCGAACTGGCCGAGACCTTGCGTCGCCTGCTGTGCGGTCCCGCCGAACTTCGCTAAAGCCTCTTCGGCGCCGTTGAGCCGGCCGGCGAAGTTATGGGCGCCTTCTGGATTGCCCCAGGAGAAGCCTGCCGGCCGCTCGAAGCCGGCGAACGCTGCCGTGGCCTCGCGGGTGCTGCCCGCTCTCGTCAGGGCCTGCCAGGCACGGTTTTCCGGCCCCATGAGTTCGCTATAGGCAAACTCGTGCTGCGCCAGAGCGTTGCTCAGGTTCCCCTTCCCTCCAATCGCGCTGAACAGGTTGTTCCTGCGGTCGTTGTGCTGGTAGAGCCCAAAGGCATTGCCGCCGTCACCCACCGCCAGCGGATTGAAGGCGCTTTCGGCTTTGATGTTGCCGAGGACGCCGGCGACCTGATGATCGGCGAGCCCCTTCGACTTCCAGAAGTTCCAAGCGAGTTCCGCACCGGACCCGGAAACAGGGCCCAGCGACGAACGGCTCACGGCGCCTACCGGAGCGGCAAAGGTGGCATTGTCGTTCGCTGCCCCACCAAGGATGTTGACAACGCCGGACGCGCCGGAAGACTTGCCGCTTCCGCCGGTGAGCCAATTGGCAGCAGCGGTGGCCAATTGATCAAAGATGGCGTCCCAAGCCTTTTCGCTGGCTTTCTGGGCAGCGCTCAAAGCGGACTTGACGATCGCATCGCCGATCTTGCCGCCGTTCGCCCATGCCTCCTGGTGGATGCCGTCGAAGAACCCCTTGAAGGCGTCCTTAGCTTCCTCGCGACGAAGGCCTTGGCGGATTGCATCAGCCTCGGGCGAATTCAGGTCCTCATTGAAGCCGTAGCGCGTGAGCGTGGTCGCAACCTGCCGATCAATGGCGCTGCGTTCGGCCTGGCGCTCCTGAAACGAGATGTCGAGCCAGAAGTCAGCCTTTGCTTCTGCAGCCTGGCGGTAGGCCTTGGTGACGTCGTCGACCTTATCCTTCTGCTCCTCGAGCTCGAAGAAGTTCGGTTTTTGCCCTGGTACCGGCACGGATGTCAGGCGGCCATCAGAGTTGAGGATGGTCGTGGCGTCCGGATCTCCGCTCAACTCGATGTTCGGCCGGCTGGTCGGAACACCCGGGTTACGCGGCATGAAGTCCGCGGAGCGCATCGTCCTACCGTTTTCGGTGAAGAACGACCCGGAGATGATGTCCTGCACGTTACTGGCACCAGCGATGCCGGCGATCCAGGCGGCGCGTGCCTCCCGAGACGCCTCAATGCTATCTCGGATCGATTTGGTGATTTGGTCGAATGCGTCCCTGAAGCCGAGAACCGACTTGATGCCGTAGCGATCCACCGCCTCGGACAAGAAGCGCTGGGCGTTGTTGATGTCCGCTATCGACGCGGTACCCTCGTCGAGGCGCTCGCGCAGATCACCGAAGGCCTGCGAGAAATCGCGGATGAATGCAGGGTCAGCATCAAGGCTGCGGAGCCCGCGAACCGCCTCGGAGAACTGACGATTGACGCCCTGCAACTCCTCGCCAAGGCCTTCAAGCTCCCGCCCGGCGAGGATTTCCCCAGCTTCGCGGCCCTGAGTGATTTTGTCGGCGCGGTCGAGCTCGTCGACATAGGCCTTCAGCTGCGGCGCGGCATCGCCCCAGAGCGCGGCCGCACGCCGAATCAGGTCGTTCTGCTCTTCAAACAGCGCGTTCGTCTTGTCGCTGCCGCTTTCGGCCGTCGTGAAATACTGGATTAGCGCGGCGGTACCGGCCGTCAGACCGATCGTGACCAGAGAAACAGGGCTGATGAGCGACGCGAAGGCAGCGGCGAGTCCGGAGACCGGCCGCTCCATCGACCCGAGCACCGACGCGAGCTGCGTGCCCTGCTGCAGACCGATCATCAGCGGGTTCATGCCCATTGCCGCGGTGACGGCGATGTCCTGAAACTGAAATGCGGCGTTGGCAGAGTTGAAGCCCTGCGCACCGCCACGGTTCTGGTTTGCAGCCTTCACGGCAGCGCCGGCGGCCGTCGCCGACGTCTTCAGCCGTTCGAAAGCCTGACGCTCCCGATCGAGGGCGGTTGTCATTTCCTGCGCCGTGATCGCGCCGAGCTTGTGCGCTCGCTGGATTTCGCCGATCGACGCCTCGTAATCGCGCGTGGCTTTCGCCAACGGCTGATACTTCAGCGTGAGCCGCTCGACTTCCATCCGGAAGGCGCGCACATGCTCATCCTGCGAGCCGAACGAGCGGCCGAGATCGTCGATCGGCGGCTTCAGCTTGCCAGCGCCCTGCCCTGCCTTCCCAAGTGCACCGCCAAGTTGCTCGACCTCGTTCTCGAGCTTTCCAACAGCCTGTTGAGTGCGGCCCGCGGCTGCCGTCAGCTGATCGAGGTCAGCCGCCCCTTTAACGGCCGGCGTGCTGTCGATCGCGAAACCAAGATGAGCTGTCGTCATCGGCTATTTTCTCTTGCTCGGGAAAAGGGCGTCGAACAGACGGGACGTGAGCGGACGCTCAGACACGTGGGGCTTTTCGGCTTCTGGTTCCGCCTTGGGCGCCATAACTTCGCGGCGCTTCAGATCCATCGCGAGGATGGCGTCCAACTGCCACTGCTTGAGGACGAGGCCGCGGAGCCTCGCCCATTCTCCAATTGCCTGAAACCCGAGAGCGTTGGGCCCGTAGCCGTTGCCGGTACGCTGACTGTCCAATTCCCTGAACCAATACCAGACCTGCTCACCGGCCGCCGGCACGACAATCTTCTTGCCGTTCTGCTGATCCTCGATCAGCTGGCAGAGCCGGCCGATGAGCTTGGCGTAAAAGACGAGCGGCGAACCGCCCTCACCTCGATCTGCTCTCGAATGATCCGGAACTTCGAATAGAGGTTCCGAACGTTCTCTTCAGAAAAGGGAACGACATTGCCGCCGATCTTGGGATTCGGCGACCAGCTCACCGTCGCTTTGGAGAGGATGGCGATCATGCGGGCGTCGGTATCGTCGGAAGGCGTCTCGCCAAGGCTCTCGCGCTCCGCGGCCGCTTTTGCGAACTCGGCAGCAACATCGCGCATCGCCTTCTGCATCCGGTCGCTGTCCGGCCCGACAATCCGGATCTTGAGCCCGATCGGGGTTCCCTGCTCATTGAGGATGTCGAGCTCAATGCCCTCTTCCTGAGATTGGAGGAGGGCTTCGAGGCCGGAAAGATCGACGAATTCTTCGCTCATGGATCACCTGTGTCAGCGGCGACCGTCACGATCGCGGAGTTGATTTCGACGTTGCCGGAGATGAGGCGCGCTGTATTGGCGCCGCCGCCCTGCTCCTGGGACGACATGACGATCCCGTAGAAGTATTTGATCGTCGGAGTCGGCGCGGCTCCCGTCGGCGGAGCGTCATCGAACTCGATCTTGAACGGGAAGTTGTGCGGGCTGTTCTCCGCGGCGATCAGCGCGATCTGCCCCGGGTCGGTCGGCATGATGATGAAGTTGTTCTGCATCGAGCCGGCGTTGCGCGTGCCCTTGGCCTTGATATCGCGGGCGCTGGAGATGATGGATTCGGTGATCAGCGTGGCATTGTCGCCGATCGATCCCATCGTCTGCCAGCCTTTGATTTCGGTCCAGACGACCGCAGCGAAATCGGCAGCATCAATGTCGGCATCGTCGGGCACGGTAGTGACGGCCGGGCCAATGAATATCTTGGCACCGGCGACCGGGTAAAGCTGAGCCATTGCTCAATCCTTTCTGTCTGATTGCCCTTGCCGAAGGGGCTTGATCGGCAGGCCAATCAGGCCGGAACTTGCGGGTAACACCGCCAGCGGGTGGTGACGGGGATGTTGTGGTGCGTGCTGCCCGTCACGAGGACGCCGATCTCCGGATCCTCGTCGATGCGAACCTGCGTGTCAGTGCGGAACAGCTTGGTACCGCGGCGGAAGTGCGCGCGAAGCTGTCCGGCGAGATTGTATCCGTCCACGATGGCCGTCCCTTTCGGCCACATGACGCTAGCGCGGATGAAACCCTGCCGGATCGGATCAAGCTGCAGCGACAGGTCCGTCTCGATCGAGCGGTTGAAGTGCACCTCGATGCTGACGAATTTGCTGGTAGCCGTCGGCGAGTACGAAACGCCGGGCAGCACGACGGTGACGCCGGCCGGCGGGACGAACGCTTGCGCGCGCAGCACCAACGCCTGGTAGATTTTCATTTCAACAGTGTCAGCCATCTGCTACCTCTGGCCCATGGCCGACAAAGCACTCAGCGATATCGAGGTGCATGACCTCCTGCACGAGGCGCAATCGCTGCTGCTCAACAAGACAGTGAAGACTGAGAACGGCCGGCAGGTGCTTTCCGCAGCCATCCGAGACCTCGACGTGCTTCAGAAGGCCCTGATCATCATGTCCGAGGGGACGGACCCGCTTCAAAGCGACCGCGAACCGACTCTTCCGCGCGTTTGACCGTCTGCGGCCAGTCCTGCGCCTCCGCATCAACGAACCCGTATCCAGCCTGATTGTAGAGGCGGCCGAGGCTGTCTTCTCCGACGAAGCCATAATTCATGCGTGGTCCGTAGGCGGCCTGAAATCCCAGATAGAGCGTCTCGCCTACGTCGAGGTTGCCGATGATCAGCTCGATCTCTCCGCTCTGATCCGGATACTGCTTCTCTCCCTGCTCGACAGTCGGCATGGACGTGGTCGAGGCCATCAGCGAGTTCTTCAGGTTGCCGGTGTCGACCGGAATTCGACCGCCCTGCGCAACAGAGGTCCGGACGCTATTGGCGACCATCTGCGCCGCGGTGCGCAGGACGGCGGCCTCGCGCTCTTGCTCTGCCTTCACCCATTCGGAGACTTGGGCGGCGAAGGACTGGTTCTCAGCCATCAGCGGCCTCGCGATCTGGCGTATTCCCCGGCAAAGTCGAAGTTGTATTCGACGTGGCAGCGGCATGCGATGATCTCGCCAGCGCCGGCGCCGAGGCTGGTATCGCCCGGGAAGCGCAAGAGCGCGCCCGAGGGAGATTGGAATGGCAGGTCCATGCCCGTCACTTCCTCTGCGTTCAGGACCTGGTGCGTATGGCGGACACGGCCGTCGCCGACCGAACGCCAACGACGGGTCACGAGGTTTGCATCCCGGCCGGCGCGATCCAGCCCCTGTTGATAGGCTTCGTGCTTCGCAGCATGGACAGACGACTGCGTTTCCGTCCGTGCGATTGTCTGGGCCCGGAGTTGGACATACCGGTCCGCGAGCCGGCTGGTGATTTTCTGGACGGCCTCGGCAGGAAGCGGCTTGCCCTCTCGAATGGCCTTAGCGACGTGCCGATCGAAGCGCTTATCGCGACGCGTGAGCGTCAGGTAGTGCTTCATGCCCTCAATATCGCCCGTGAGCAGCGCTGTGCGCGCGTTCTCAACGGTGCGGGCCAGCTGGGCGGTCATGCCGAGCAATCCGCCCTCGCGACGCCCGGTGACCTTGTTCACCCGGCCGGCGATGTCCAGAGCAATCGTGTTCGGCCCCTGCCCCTTGGCGTAGCCCGCTTCGATCCGCTCGCGCGCCATCTGCTTCGTGTCTTCGGTGACGTGCGTGATCATCGTCGACGACGCTTCGCGAATGATCTGTTCGGCGCGTTGGTTCTGCACGTCCCAGCGGAAAACGACACGGCCGCCCATCGGATCGGACAGACGCGGCATGTTCTTGGCGACCAGGAGGCCGCCGGCGTTGAAGGCTGTCCGGATCGCCTCCGAGAGGGGCCGGAATGCTGCCGGGTCGATGTGAAGCGCCGCGATGGCGCCTTCCACGTCCCGGCGCTCAAGCCGCTCGACGACTTCCTTCAGCACGATCTCGGATTTGATGTCCTCGATCGCCTCGCGGAAGGCCTTCTCCATTGCGGGGGAAAACTCTTCGATGAGGGCGTCGAGCTGCTGGCGGAGCGACGCCACGTTCAGCCTTTGCGAGCCGTGTAGGTGTGCCGGAGGGCCATGGCTCTGCGGACTTCAGCCTCGACCATTCGCTGGATCCGGGCATCTCCATCCGCACCGCTCACCCGAATTTCGACATGCTGCCCAAAAGATCGAATTTCATCCTTCGACGGCACGCCAGATGGCTTGGGATAGGCACTCGCACGCTCCCCTACGAGGAAAGCTGCAGGAGCGGCTACGGCGCCGCCGAACGCCAACCGAAAGAACGAGCGCCGGTTCATTCCTTCACCGCCTTCTCGATCGCCTTGGCGGCCGCCTGGGTGGCCGGCTTCACAAGGCCGATGCCTTCCAGAGCCTTGGCCTGGACAGCGGACAACTCATAGGTCTCGCCCACCTTCTTGCCGGCGTGCCGCATTGCGACTTCGACTTTAACCTTCTTCATGATGCGATCCTTCCTTGGACGATGAAGACGACGTTGGTCAGGCCGTCGTAATTATTGGGGTCTGCTTTGATCACCCGGAACGTCTTGCCGCTCGCCACGACCAGATCGCCGGGCTTAGGCTCGATCGCGAGGCCGACCGATGAAATGTAAATCTGCATGTCTCCGGACAGGATCTCTGTGCCGTCGATCTCTTGGGCGCTGTACGCCATGGGCACCAGGGTGGCCGAGTATGCGCTTTCGACAGGATCGCCGCCTTCGACGGGGTCCGGCTCTGAGATGCGCGTCACGGTACCGGCCTGGCCGTACTTGGCGATGAGCCGCTGCGCCGTCGCCTGCAGGCGTGCATAGATCGGGTTCGCCATCCTCCTCCCTTCCTTTTCGAGAGCTGAGCCTTATTTACGCCTTCATTGCCGCAAGGCTTTTTGATCAAAGATCTGAGGCACATGTCCGCCACAATCAGCATCCTCGTGACCATCCTCTTCGTCGTGGTTGTGCTCTATCTCGTGCAGAAGCTTCCAATTGACCCTACGATGAAGCAGAGGGCTCAATTCGTTATTTTGATCGCCGGGATGGTCTCGTTGCTCGGCTCACTGGGCGTATTCTGATCGGCACAGCTACACCACCAACGCACCCGGCCAGACTGGGGTCAGGAACGGCCAGAGCAGCCCTTCGATCGTGGTCACGACAGGCGTCGCGAGCGCGACAAGATCGTCGATATCAGTTGAGGAAGAGGTTGAATACTCGACCTCAAGCTGTCCAATCTTCTCCCGTTTCACCGTAGACGTACCGGTGACGACCGGCGAAAGGCTGCCGGGGTTCGTCAACTCGAGGAATGCCGCCTCATAGGAGGCGTTGACGATCGCCACCGGGGTTTCGCCCGAGGGGATCGCCTCGCCGTAATAGGTCATCGCGCCCGTGCGCGGCCATGCGCGCTCCTGAGCGTAGCCGCCAGTGCGCCGGCCGCTGAACCGAGGCTCGTACCGATCGATCACCAGAGAACCGCGCTGACGCGCAGCGGTCTTCTGGGCATCGGTCGTGCCATCGGGAAAGACATAGCCGGCTTCGGTTGCGTACGCCGTGAAGCCGTCGTTCGTGCCGTATCCAGCCATGTCGATCTCCGATGCAAGTGTCGCCCGGCAGCGAACCGCCGGGCTGATTGTCAGGGCTGCGTGGCCAGTTCTTCCAAAGCAGCAACGATCTCGTCCTTGGTGGACGGGGTCTTTTCGCCGAGCAGCTTCTTGGCGGCCGACTTGAAGGACATGAACTGCACGTTCTGGTCCTTCGCCATTTCGAGCACTTCGAGTGCCGTCGTCGGACCGTCGCCGTCCTGGTTGGCGGCAGCCTTGGAGACGCCTTCGATCTTGAGGAAGCGAAGGCGCTTGGCCTTTTCGAGATCGACGCCTTCGAGATCGACGTCGCGGGTCTCACCCGGCGGGATGTAGACCGCCCGCCCCTTGGAGCGGACGCCCTGCAGCGCCTTGCTGTTGTTGGTGATTTTCATCGCTGATCCTCCGGTTACGGTGCGGTGATTTCGTCGCCGTAGGCGGCAGCACCGGGCAGGCGCCATTCGGTACCGCCGGTACGGGCGATGATGCCGGTTTCGAAGCCCATGATGGACTTCTGGCGCGGCTGGAGGACACGGCGCGGCATCGGCAGGTGGAAGCGGAGAACTTCCGAATCCCGGCGATACACGACCATGCGGCCGCCGCCGTCCTGGGATGCATTGGCGAGCTCGCGCAGCGGCTGGATGTCGAGCTGCTGGCCGGTTTCCGCCGTGTAGACGTTGTTGCGGCGGATGTATTCGAGCAGCGTCAGCATGCCGTCGCCTTCGCCGAGGCGGCGGGTGGCGATGAGGCGGAACGCTTCCGGCGGCAGCCGGAGAGTGTCGACCCACTCCACTTCCGACGTGTTCTCCCGAACGCTGGAGATCAGGTCGTTGATGTCCCGGAGGATCTGGTCGTTGGACTTCGCCGACCAGAAGGTCGAAGAGCCCGTGCCATCCGCGGCGACGTCGACACGCGAGACCTGCGGGTCGTTGACGAAGCCGGTCCAGTTCTTCTCGGTGGAGCCGGCCATGGCGATCGAGTTGAGCAGGCGCTCGACCTTATCCGCAGCCGACATGGCCTTGGTGCCATTCAGGTCGATGCCGTAAAGGGCAGCCTGATTGACCTCCTCGAGGTTCCACTCCCAGCCGGAGCCGATCATCGCGAAGTCATGGCTGGCCATGTCCTTCGTCGCCTGGTTGAAGGGCATGTCGGTACCGGAGCCGGAAAGGAACTTCGCCTCGCCTGCGGTGTCGACAGTGAAGAACGTCGTGCCGATCGCCCAGGCGTTGCCTTCCGTCACTACGGGCACGTGAGCGCCGTAGTTGAAGGTCGGGTATCGCCGCTGGTAGATGCGGGTTTCGATGTTGCGCCCCTGCGCGATGACGAAGGGGAACGCGGCCTGCGCATCAGCGAAGGCCTGACGGATGATCTGGTTCATAGTTCAGGTCCTTTTCCTGATCAGGCTGCCGGGGCCGAAGCGCGCAGACGAAGCGCGATTTCGACGATCGCGCCATTCGCGCCGGACGTGTCGAAGACAGCATCGGGAATGGGGCCGACGATGTCCGCGCCCGCGGCGTTGACGTAGCGATGGGTCAGCGTGTTGTAGAAAACAGCATCGCCCTGCGCGACGGCGCCGCCGGCGGTGACGTACATCGTGCCCATCGTCATGAATGCGCCGGTGAAGTACCGAGGGTAAGAGTCCGGGACGAGCACATCCGCCGGAACCGCCGGATTGAGCACAGCGATGCCAATGAATTCGCCACCGGCAGCAAAGGGCACAACCCCGTGGTCAGCGGCCCCGCGCTGAACCGGCTGGCCGAAGCGCACGCCGCCCAGGTTTTCGACCGTGCGGCTGATCTTGTTGCACTTCTCCTCGGAAGCGATCTGACCATGCAGGCCCTTCGGAGGAGCGTTCGTGTAGGTGGTCTGGTAAGTCGCCATCTTAGCGTCTCCTCTTAGTTGGCCGTGGCAGAGGTCTTGCCGGCCTTCATGTCGGCGACCATCTGCGAATAGGCGTCGGTTACCACCTTGTCGGCGTCGTTGACCTGCGAAAGGCCCTGCTGCACGGCAGTGCGGAAGGGATCGGAGCCGTTCTTGCTGGCGTCCTCGACGAGCATGTCGAAGCGGGCGTCGACATAGGCCTCCGACTTGTCGGCAATGGCCGCATCGCCGAGCTTGGCGACGACTACAGCCTTGCGGATGGCTGCATCGGAAAGCCCTTCGGTCTTCACGTCCTTGGCGATCGCATGCGCCTTGGTGATGAGATCGGCACGTGCCTGGACGCGCTTGTCGAGATCAGCGTCGGAAAGGATCTTGCCCTTCAGAGCATCAATCTCGGCATCCTTCTTCGCCAGCTCGGCATCCTTGGCGGCCAGAGCCGTCTGATGTGCCTTCTCGGCGTCGGAGAACTTGGTGTTGGCGTCGGCAAGGCGCTGCTGGAGCGTGCCGATCACCGTGGCACCCTGGTCGGTTACTTCAACCGGGATGCCATCGACGGTAACCGTCTTCAGGGTCATGATCTTGTCCTCTTTCGGTTTCTGATCACTGGTGAACGGGGCAGCGCCCCACGACCTCACACCGTCGCCGATGCGAGCTTCTGATCCGGCGCGGCCGCGCTGCACGAAGGCGACGTGGTTGATCCGGATATCTTTCTGGATGGCGTCGTACTTCTCGCCCTCGGGCGTGGTGCCCGGCTCCCAAGCGAGATCGCAGGTGTAGCCGGCGGAGAGCTCGCGCTTGCCACCCTCGATTTCGCTGATGGTGGCACCATCCATGACGATGAGCGGGACGCGGACGTATTCGCCGTCGCGGGCGACCTCGTCGCCGATCTGGCCGACGGAAAGGGCTTTCCAGTTGTCGGCCGTCACCGCCTCGTCCGGATGATCATTCGTCACCGGCTTGTGCGCGTAGCTGCCGAGGCTGGCCTTGTCGAAGACCTGGTCCTCGGGCCGATAGACCTTCACGACCTGCATTTCCGGCTTGCCGACCTCATGGCCGGCGTAAAGCTGGATGCCAGTACGCGCGGTGCGGACGTCAGCAACAAGGTAGCCGTCGGCGGTCCGTCGCGTGCCCGCGATCGGTGCATTGTCGATGAATTGCATGATCTCGCTTTCGAAGGTGACGGGCTTCTTCAGCCTGCGGCGCCGGCTGCTAGTTGTATTTTATCTTATGCGCATGTGTTAATATGTAGCGTGGCCAACGTCCTCTCCCTATAGTCCTCCCGCAATGAGGGTTACCGAAGGGAGGATTGCATGAGCGACACCGCGTTTGGCTTTCTGTTGGCGGCTGAGTTGTCGGCCTTGTTCTGGGTCGCCCTGTACGCGGTGGTGTTCTCCGCCTCCTGATCAACGGTTGGGCTCATCACGTCTCAAACCGCAGGCTCTGTGGCTGCCGCAGCCGATAGCTCCTCCTCGCGCGCCTCTTGCTCAGAGAGCTTTCCGTATTCCTCGATCGCAGCATCGAGCCCTGGCAGTGAGCCGTCCTCGATGAACGTGTTGACCAGTGCGTCGGAAACGGCGTCGCGAGGGATGATCTCCTGCCCCGTACCGCTTCCGACCAACTGCCGTGCAGCATCGGCCTTCGTCTTGAAGATGTCGGCCTTTTCCTTCTCCGACATGGCCCAGAGCGGCGCCCACTCGTAGTAGATGTCTGGATCGCGTGAGCCGAGCGCGCTTCGGATCAGGCACTCGTCGAGGCGCGCCATCGCCGGCGTCATCTCGACGGTCTGCATCGCCTGCAGCCGGTCGTAATAGTTTCGCAGGTCGCTTTCGCCAGTGGCGTTCATGCCGGCCGGCGACTGGCCGAGCAACCGCGTGGCCGGAATGTCCGCCGCACCGGAGACGATCTGCAAGAACGACATGAGGACTTCGGGCAGCGTGGCGAAGCTCGCCGTCTTCTGCTCGTATTCCTCTTCCTTGTCGAGCAACAGGTCGCCGTTGATGCCCTTTGCCGTAGCCGCGAGGGTGTAGCGCTCAAGGATCTTGGCGCGATACTCCGCATTGCTAAGGTTCTGCATGAAATCGGGAATGCGGATCACATTGACCTTAGCCTCGAAAACGAGGCTGGCGATGTTCGCCGCGGTACCGTCGGCTTGCTTAATCGCATCCACGACCGACAGGAGCACGCTGTCGCCCCAACCGGCATAGGTGGTTGTGACGATGTCCTCGTCCGGCTGCTGGCTGCCGTTGAAGACGACGAGACGAGACGGGTGGATTTCAAGCTGCCTGCCATCGGCCGAGTTCAGCTGATAGACTTTCGGCTTGCCATACCATTCGGACGCCGGATCACGATCGATCTCGCCGGCCGTGAGGTGGCGGCGGGTCATGACCGTGAGATACTTCAGCCCGCCGTTCCCGATGCGCTCGACGTCAAGCGGCTGCGTCAGGTCCTGGTCGCCGGTACCGATGACCATGGCGGCCCCGCCCCAGAGCCGCGCCTTGATGCGGGTTTCCAGCAGCTTGCCCATCAGGTTGAGACGCTTCTCTTCGGCCTCAATCGCCTCAATCTGCGGCTTCTTCGCCTGCCAATCGCGCCAGGCACGTATGCTGTCGAATGCGGGGATGTCGACGATCTTCCGCGGCAGCCACGCACCGCGGTACGCGTTGAGCAGCTCCTCGTCGGTGAGGATCGGCATCGAATACACGTTGGCCGCTGCCTTGTCCCGGCTGGTGCCCAGGCTCGCGACCATATTCGTCAGGCTGTCGCGGACGAATGCGATGATATTGGCCATCTCCGCTCCTAAACGTTCGCCAGGGTGTACGTGGATCCGGTGATGTGCACGTTATCGGCCGCTATGACCGCATCAGCGAGGTTGTGCGACTTCACGCCGAGGTCTTTCTTGAGCTTGGCCTTCGGCACCACACGCTTCTTGCCCTCGGTCTCTACCCACCACGGTACGCAAAGCTCGGTGAACAGCGCATCGAGCTTTGCCCTGCCGATCTCAGAGGCGAATGACAGGATGTCTTCCGGCTTTATGGGCTGGCCTCGCGTCACTGCATTGAAGGTGAGCATCGCGCGGCGCGCCGTATTGGCCCACGCCTGCGCCTTTAGGTTCAGATACTCATCTTTGTTGAGCGGGCTGTTCTTGTTGAAGGGGTCGCTCGGTTTGTCGCCATCCATCACGGCGCCCCCTGCATGGAATGCGTAGTGCTTTACCTTCGCGCCCTCGACCTTGTTCTGCTCATCGATGTAGCCGCCGACGAACGCGCCAACGCCGATCGTGTCGTATGACACCGTGGCTCCGGCATGCTTGGCCTTCGCCCAGACCTTCTTGGCGTTCTGGACTAGCTGGTCTTTATCCGACGACCAGTCCTCGGTGTCGACGAACACACCATCGATCTTGTCCGCGGTCGCGCTCTTGTCCTCGCCGTCGTCGGCGGGGTCGAAACCGATGATATTGCGGCCGGTGAGGTCCACCTTCAGGACTTTGTGAGCGTCAACGCAGGCGTCCAGCCAGCGGCGCTTGAAGATCGAAAGCTCGCTGTCGCCGAGAGGCACGCCGCCATAGACGTGCTCGAACATCTCCGGGTCGCGTTCCTGCATCGCCGCGATATCGCGCAGCGCCTTGGACGACAGGAACGGGTTCTCGGTGTAGTTGATCCGCCTGACGATGCAGTGCGGTGGCGTGTTGACGACGAAGTTCTTCCAGACGTAGTCGGTGACGAGCTTCGGGTTGAAGAGCAGAATCGCCAGGCTGTCTTCCTTGCGGATGGTCGGCCCGATGACCGTCCATTGCTCCTCGGTTAGCTTTTCGGCTTCTTCCACCCAGAGGATGTCGACGTCGGACGTGCCCTTGATGTCTTCAAGGTTCCGCTCGATGCCATAGAAGATGAACTCCGCGCCCGTTCGCCGATGAATGATCGTCGTCTTCTGGACGTCGAAGGCTTTGCTGAGCCCGAGATGAGTGATCGCCCATTTCAGTTCGGTATAAACCGAATCCTGAATGCGGTTCTGGAAGCGGCGGATGCAGAGAACCCGCATCTTGACGCCGACGTGGTCGACCAAGCGCACCAGCTGGCATGCCGTGTCTCGTGTCTTTGAGCTCGATCGCCCACCGTGGAGAACCGCGATGTCGGCCTGTCCAAGGAAGACCTGTTCCCAAAAGTCATGAAGGGCGGGATTGGTGAGATGGGTGGTGGCGTCTAGCTCTTTTCGCTGCGCAGCACTTCCCGCCATGTTCTCGTCTCGGTCTGTATCGGGGCGCCGTCAGGTCCGGAGTGCTCGTGCCGCTCGACGAACATGCCAAGGTACTTCCCGATATCGACGAGCGCAGCCTTCTTGTCGTAAAGCTTGATCTTGATGCCGCCCGTCGAATTCTGACTGATCTCCGCGATTGCCGCGGCCGTGTCGTCGTCGATGTCGTCGCTGGACACCAGCTGCACGTTATTCGTGACGACGTTCTTGATGACCAGCACATCGCCGCCATCCGGGTTGTCTTCCTCGGTCACCAGCGTGCCTTGCCACTTGATGGCTTTGCGGATGTCGGAGAAGCCGATCTTCGCTAGCTCGGCCAGGACGCGCTCCTTCGTGATGGCAAGCTTGTCGATGGCCTTTTCGGTGGCTTTTCGCTCCACCGTCTGCTCCCATTCCAAAAGCTCGGCGACGCGCTGTCTGATGTTGTCTTTCTGCTGTAGTCGCGACGCATTCCCCCGGTCAGGCTTGAAGCCTGCTTCCGCATATGCGTCATCTGCTGTCTTGCCTTTGGCGAGTGCCTGCGCGAACTTCTCGTGGCGCGCGTTCTTTAGGACGGGCATATACTAAGCCTTCGGAGGATCGATGAACGACAACAGGGCCTACCTCAACATCAGCGACGATGAGGCCTACGATAGAGTGCTTATCAGCCACCCCATCGGGTCCAACGTGGCCACCGTGTATTGCCCTCCCATCGGGGGAGAGAAGCCATGGACGCGAACCTTCGCAACCGTTGCGGAAGCGGAGGCCTATGCAATCGGCCTTACCGCACAAAGCGGTCAGGCTATAATCCCCTACACGCGTGACAAGCTGAAATGGTGGCTCCCAGAGCGATTCTGGTGATGTTCCAACCTCTACCCTCACCTGAGGGCACAAATTGAGACATCGGGGAACCGGGCCAAAGGGGTTCCGGCTCCCTATTCAGGCCTGCCGGAAGATCAGCAGCCAGTCGTATGTCGATCTCCGGACAATCTGATCGAGCCGGTAGCCCTTGGCCGCCCACTCGTTGATCAGAGCTTCCATGCCCGGCATACCCTTGGGGCCGAAATCGTATTCAACGACGCGGTAGGACTTCGGCATGAAGACCTCCTCAATGCGAAAGCCCCGCTACCTGTTGCGGCGGCGGGGCTCGAGATTACAGGGTGCGCCACGGCTTGGAACATATGCCGAACAAGTTGAGGCAGGCGCCTGCCGCACTACTTGTGATCCCGCGCGGCGTGCCAGCAAGCGTGGTATAATCCAAACTCGCTATAGAGCCCCTAGCCTTGTTGACCAGCTAGGCCATCGCTCGGGAACCATCCCGCGTGACGGTGTGCTCTTGTTCGTGCAGAACGGTACCGGCCATGATGCGTCGGAAGAACTTACAAGAACCTGATCATCACACTTCAACAGGGCTGTCGGTGATCATTCTCCTACTCTTCATGCTCGGTATATCGGCCTATCTATTGGTCGAGGGCTCCTTAGTCGGTGGGGAGCATGCCGGATCCAAAGTCTATCTGCCCGTCCCGCAAACACAGGGTCCCTGAGGGAATATCAGCAGCTCGCGCGTCGATCTGCGGACCACCTCATCAAGGCCATGTGCGGCATACCTTGGGCTGGAACCGTCTTCGACGATGCGGTACGGCCTCATGTGGTCACCACTCTGCTATACTTGCGCGAGCAGTTGAATCGTCGAGAGGAAGGAAACCATGTGGCTCGAACTGCACGACAACAACGGACCGATCTTCGTCAACATGAACCTCGCGACGCACTTCCAGCGAGTTGAAGGTCAACGACGCACCACTCTCGTCACCTTCGCCCCCAAAAACGCAGATTGCGTGACGTTTCAGGTTAAGGAATCCCCTGACGAGATAATGGAAATGCTCTGGGAGGAAGACCGACCTAGATAATCATTGTCTCGAAGTTGGTTGCAGGCCCGGGAATCGAACCCGGTCTTTCGTGGTTATGAGCCACGCGGCTTACCAGTTGCCCTGCCTGCGGAAACCGATATTGACGGGGCTGGCACCGCCTGCTTCTCTCGCGCAATGAAACATCCCTATCCCGTAGATTGGAAGTCCACCCAGGTTCACCCGGTGCTGATCGCATTGGGCAGGGAACTCAATGGCAGACGCCTGCATCCAACCCTGATTCATGCGTTCGACAGCCGATCGGACATAATCACTGATCACGTCGCGTCCATTCGCCATATTTCTGGCAAAGAGCATGGCCGACGGAAAGGCTTCTACCAAATCACGGTTGAAGGGCCGCGTTTCAGCGGGACATGGAACTTCCTTGCCGGTGAACTGCAAGACCTGGTCGATGAAGGCGACCACCCTACCGCATAGACGGCGGTCATCGGGTGGTCGCGCTTGCCCAGTCGGGGTCTATCTGCATTTTCCAGCAGCACTACCGGGCAATCTGAATTGGAAAAGGGCGGTCTAAGCCGCCCTGAATTTTGGATGCATTTTTCCATTGGGCGGGAGACGGAGGGCTCCCGGCTGGGCCGTCGAGTATTCCCGTTGCGGTTGGCAAGGTCCGACTGCACACCCAAATCACGCGACTGAATATAAAGCCGTCGAGCTTGCCCTGCAAGCCTCCATTTCGCTGTCCATAGCCTTCAATTCGTTGAGAATCTTCAAAACCCGTTGACGACTTGCCGGCGACAGATCGTCAATTGCGGCTTCTGCCATCATCCGCAGCGGAATTTTCTTTCGTCTGCCCTTCGGGAAGATCAAACCGAGGCGCTTGTTGAGAGTATTGCGGCGGTGGTTTTGAGACAGGACCAGCCTCTCTGTGCGCTCGTGTTCCCACTGCTGCCGTTTCTGGAAATCGGCGAACATGAGGCTGCCGATGTCAGTGTCAGGGAAGACGATGGGGCCCCGATCAGCAGAGGGGCGAAGAAAGCACATGACGCCGTCGATGTTCCGAACGCGTTCGAAATCCCTCTGGCTGATGTTGACGAAGGCATAGCCGACCAACAGCGGGAAGCGGCGCTCTAGCATTTTGTTCGTGCGCTGATGCTGAATGATGGCCCAGAATGACGGCATGTAAACGTCGATCCCCCCGTTGCGGAGATTGCGTTCCAGGATGCTTTCACCCTTGCGCCGCTCGCGAGCCAGTTTCTCCTCCTCCGTCTCATCGTTCGCAGGCTCGAGCATAGTCGCCATCCGCTGATAGCCGGGGACGGCTCTGACCGCATACCAGGCCGTCTGTCGGTTGCTGTTCGCTACCATCGTCATTCATTCACCCTCGATTTCTTCGGCAAGGACCTTGCATGGTGGTTTTGGCAGTAGCGGCCCGTCGTTTCCGCCGCACAGAACAGGTACGGGCCGCCGGTGTTTAGAGGCCAGCAGCATTCGCCGACCGAGAGTTGGTGGAGTTGCTTCGCGGATTGGAGCCGCTCGGCGTCGTAGGCCGTGGCCGGGATCTCCGGTTCCGGCTTCGGCTGTGGCGCCTGTTTGCGTGCCCGTGGCGGCTCACGCCTCACCTGGGCAAGCTTCCGCTTCTTCCGTGCGGGGAACTGATCCCGATTACGGTAGGCGAGGCCGACGATGACGTTGCGAGAGACGCCGAATCTGCTCGCGATCTGCGACGCGGACAGGCCGTCTTTCCAAAGCTTGGCCGATGCCTCGATGTCGACGGTGCGGTGCTGGATGGTCATGCCGCCCGCTCCTCTTTCGCCGGCTCGGCCGCTTCGATTTCAGCCTTCACCTTGCCGCGATACGCCATCTGCTCGGCGGTGACCTGGTTGGCATCGGGGAGCGCCAGCATGCGGGTGAGTTCGTCGGCACGCTCCGGCGATACCTGCGGGGGCTGGGCGTTTAGTTTGGTCTGGATCCTGCTGCGGTTGACGCGGACGGCGATCGGCGACCAAATCTCGTCGATAGCCCATAAGTGGATCGAGCCGGCGGGCAGTTCACGTGATTTGGCAAGCTGGGCGAATTCCAGATGGTCGACGCCCTCGGCGACCCGGACGAAGCCCTTCTCCGCCAGTGCCATGGCGCGCTCACGCTGGTTGACGCGCAGGTCCATGAGCCCATGAGAGCTGGGAAGCGTTCGGCTGACGGAGTCTTCGATCGCCCTCAGCGTTTCCTGCTTGCGTATCCGGTCCTCACGGATCAGACGGCACTCGGCGTTGGCCATTGCCGCAAGCTCCGCCGGCAGGGGGATGAAAGCCTTGTTGATGTTTTCGTACTCGCCCCGCTTCAGCTTCACGTAGGCCCGGCGCAGCCCGTAGACCGGCACGTTGCGGAGGGAAAGGCGGTATTCTTCGACCGGGTTCGCAGCAGTGATCGTTTCGGAGATCCGCATGCCGCCGCTCATGAGGCCTTCGATGCACTGGCCGATTTCGTCGACGCCGGCCGGGGCAAGCTGCTCAGTGAGAGCGGAAATCTCCTGCTGCAAGGTCGACAGTTTGGCCGGCAAATTGTTCATCTGGTTCACCGTAGAGTTCTCGTTTCAGCCTTGCGTGGATGTCGTGGTGGCGTTGCATGGAAGGGCTTTGAGGCCGGGGCGGCGGTTGCGATTGCTGCAACGGCCGGTCGTCGTATTTTCCTTCGAGGATCGAGACGAAGCTCTTCGGCTGGCAGAGGAAATCCAGGTCAGCACGCCAACCGCGATCGTTCTCGCCCCGGCAGAACCGGCTGCGGCCGATGCGCTCGATGGCATCGAGGACAGCAGGCAAGCCGTGTTCCTCGATCCGCAGCAGCAGCGACCGACGGCGAGAAGCTGTGATGGCCTTTGGCACCGAAAGGCCGGACCGACGGGCCATGTCCGAAAAAGCCGTGACGACCTGGTCGACTTCCGTGGGGGAAGAGCCCCCTTTAGGGGGCGAAGGGGGTATGGATGATTGGGGTTTAGGAGAAGG